CAGTACCCCAAAGGATAGCACCAGCATCATACAGGTCAAACAGTTCGTCATCCAACTCTTGACGTAAGAATACGTCAGCGAGAAGGTGATTCTCCATAGAACCTCCGTTAAAGTCTAAAGCACGAGTTACTTCGTGAAGTTTAGCTCTGTCAAGAGAACCAGCAGTATAAGATACGCCAGTACCACGGCTTTCGATTTGGTCGATAAGACCGATAGTGTTCTTAGAAGTAGTAGATGCGTTGGTGTTGGTGATTTGCTTACCGAAAACAAGAGTAAACTCTTTGTTGTTCATGTAACGCTTAACTGCATCTTCAAGACCTTTGTAAGAGTAGTTCTCGCCAAACCAGATTTCTTCAATCATAGCGCGGTCAGTTACTCTCCAGTCTTCACGGATTTCAGAAACGTAGTTCAGAACTTCTTCAACGCGAGGAATCAAAGCATCTCCTTTAGAAGAAGCTTCACCTACCGCAGCTTGTCCACGGAAAAGAATCCACTCGTTAGCATCCAAGCGTCCGTCTACAGCAGCAGACTCAAATTGCTGAGTTGAGCTAAGAGGACGTACAGTTGCAGTGTGAGCGCCAGCAGTAGTTCTGTCTACGCTGATTACTTTACCTTGAATACCAGTAGAAGCAATTTCAACGATTTCACCTACACGGATAGGAGATTTAGTTCCGCTGTCATAGTGAGAGCCAGAAGTCAAAGTGAAAGTAACAGCAGAACCATTGGTTGCACCAGTTACGTTAGCTTGTACTTGAACAGCTTGGTGAAGTTTACCCAAATCTTCCCAGTGACGGATAGTTTGAGATTTTACTTGTCCTTTGAATCCAAGCATTTCAAGCAACATGGTGTAGTTTTGAGCACCATATTTGCTGATAAACTTAGGATAGTACTGAGGCTTTAAAATACTAAGGTCACTAACGATGCCTCTCGTTAGGCCAGCACCAGGGTTTACAAACGCTGATGGTTTCTCTGCGGCTGAGTTAAATGCCATTTTGTTGAGATTTTAATTGTTATTATTATGTATTACCGAAGAAATAATCTACCATTTCTTGCTCCTTACTCAGCTGTTCGTTAGGTTGTTGCCTCATTGTCGTATCCTGAAAGTTGGCATTTTTCAACCCTTTGATGAATAGCGATTTCGTATTGTTTACCGCCTGACTTACATGAGCATCAATAATCTTGTTAAAGTTCTCTAACACATACAAGTCTTTAGCGATAGCAGTAGTATTAAAGCTACCATCTTCTTTAATGTAACGAGGTACAAAGTAGTCCTGTAGAGTAAACTTCTCAAGCGCTTGTTTCAGATTCTGCTTTTCAGCTTGGTCTATTATAAATGCTGTTTGGAAGTCAAGCTCATCGTCCTTGTACTTAGTTCCAAAACCCGTAACCTCATTCATGGCCGAGTCAATGGATTTTACGTACTTGTCCCTGAACTCCTTTATAGCAGCCTCATCAACTTCTGCCTCTTTTGGAAGCTCTTGTTGCGGTTTGCTCGTTGCAATATCTGGAAGAACTATTTCCTCTTTTTTCTCCTGCAAGAAGGTTCTTGCTTCTTTCAGGTCTTTTTTCTTTTGACGCTCCACTGCTGACCTCTCTCTTTCAAACCTCTTTTTAGCCTTTTCAATATCAGCAGGGTCATCCAAATCTTCGTCAATATCAGGCTGCTCTACACCATATCTGCTTTCAAACTCATCTTGCAGCTCTTCATCTGTAAGTTCGGGATTCTCGTACTTTATTCTAAGCTTGAGAATAGAATCTGTATCTAATTTATCTACAGACTCTAACTGTCTCTGTTGCTGATAAATATTCATCAGCTCATCCACTCTCCCTTCTTTCAGATAGTCGAAGACTTTCTTACTTGTTTCATTAGCAAAGTTAATTTCAGGTGTAACTGATTGTTCTGTAAGCTTTAGTATTTCATCAACACTTTTAAACTTGCCACCTGTTTTTTCTGCCAATAATGCTTCAAAGTCAATACCTGTTGAAGGATTTGTTTCCTGTGGAACATTATTATTGCCAGCAATAGCTTCTTCTGCTGCATTGTTCACTAATTGCTCATTGTTCACGTTCTGTGAACTTGCAGCTTCTGGTGAACTTTCTTGCTGCATTTCACCTGATGCGATTAAATCCTCGAACATCGAGGCATTAGGATTACTCATTGTTTTCTGTTTTTTATGTTATTAATACTTGGTTTTACCTTTCATCTTGCCCATAGCAGTATTTGCTTTTTTTGACATGGGTGAAGGTTTGCCTTGTTTCTTTGCCATTTTCTCTTGCATAGATTTAAATGCTGCGTTCTTTTTTGCTTTCATTTTATATATTTTTTTTCGCTCTAGGCGCACCTGTTAAAGCTCCCTTTACTGTTCTTCTAGATTTCATAGATGTAATAGCTCCAGTAGCATTTGTTTTTCCTTTAGTGACATATTTTTTATCATCACTATAAGATTTAAATTTAGTATTACCCATTCCGAATGATGCTGTAGCTTTTTTGCCAGAAGCACTAGTATACGGAACGTTTTCTGTAATACTTCTTCCTGCCATAACTTTTGAGCTTTTCGTTGTCTCTCTTGGAGCATTCTTAAAGCTAATTTCTCCTGTTTTAGGTCTTGAAGTTTGTCCGTTTTTTCCTTTCTTTTTAAATAGTGGCATAATATTTGATTTTAATTGTTTACGAAGATACTTATTTTCTGTATTTAGCAACTTTTTTTGCTACGCTTTTTGGTTGTTTTACAAACTGCTTTCCTGCTTTATCCCCTTCTGCTTTTGCTCTGTTAGTAGCTGCCTTCTCGGATGCTGACAACGAACCCCACGCTTTCTTAGGTAAATACCTGCGTTTACCTTCTGATGGCTTTCCTGATGATGTAGTCCATTCCTGCTTAGTCCATTTAGCTAACTTATTAGATGAAGACTTTGCTCCTTTATAACCACCACCTTTCTCTTTGTATATTTTGACAGCTAACTGCATTGCACGAGCTGAGTGCTTACCACCCATCTTAGCTTTAGCCTGCTGCTTGGCTTTATCCCAAAGAGCAGGATTTGTTTTTGTTGCTGTACTCATATTAGTATTTACCTTGTCTTGATTTAGGAGATGACTTAGTAGAACCACCTTTACCTGCCCAAAGCACCTTACAAGCCCAATATTTAGCACCCATCTTATCGTTAGCCGTACTGCACTTGTGCCTTGCTTTAAATGACTTACGAGCAGCAGCAGAATAGTTGTGACCATAACCTTCTGCTCCGAAATGGACAATCTTTTCTTTTCCTCCCTGACAAGCCTTTACCATCATCTTCTTACCTGGTCTGGTAGAAGAGCGAGGCTTATTGCATGGCATTTCAGATTTCTTTACAGCCATAGTTTATTTATTTTCTAGTTCCCATTCTTCTGTATTGTCCGTAGCTTGATTTAGATGCTACTTTCATCTTAGCCATCATTTCTTTCTTGCACTTGCACATTCCATTGCTCTCACCTTCGCAGTCGCAAGACTCTCCATTTTCTTCCTCAGACATATCCTCTTCTTCAGAAGATTCTGATTCGCTTTCTGCTTCGCTAAGGCTGTCAATAGTTTTGAGTGCCTGATACAAGGCAAGGAACTTTGTCATTTCCTTACCTGTAAAGTTTAAATCCGTCATTGTCATGGTAATTATCTTATTGTTGTCCAAACATTCTTGCTAACTGCTCCTGCTCTTTTCTACCCTCCTGTACAACCTCTTCAGGGTCGATACCTTGTGCTGCCAGCTGCTCTCTTGCCATCTGCTCCTGCTGTTGTGCCGCCATCTCCGCTTCCATCTGAGCCTGTTGAGCCTTACCTGCAAAATAGTTATCTACTATCTCCTTCACATAACCCTCTAAAGGCTTGCCAGTTTGGAAAGATATCTTAAGAACCTCATGAACAAATGTTTGAGTATTTTGTTCTTCTCTTGCTTTTGACAGCTGCCTGTCGATTTCTACTTGAGCCTGAGCTTTTACCTGCTCTATCTGAGCATCTGCCTGAGCTTTAGCCATTGCACTTCTCTCCTGCACCTGAGCATTCATTTCTGAATTTTGTTGAGCCTTCTGCATCTCGGTCTGCATCTTTTTATCTTTTGCTCTGCTCAGAAATATCTCTTGCAGCTTCACATTATCAATCCTTCGAATTTTAAAGGCATCGTCAAAATCTATCATGCCATTTTGCATGGCTGTATTAATCATAGACTCTACATACGCCTTCTCTACATCATCAGGAAGCATCTCTAACTTAAAGTCAAAGTACATTCCTGCTAACTCTGCATTGCTGAAATATTCTCTGTAAGCCTTACCACCATACACAACAGAATCGTGTAATAGAATTCCTATTTTTGTAATCGTCTGCTCAGTAATCTCCAGATAAGAGTCATAGATAAAATCAGTAGCATTGTTAGATTCGCGTATTTGAGATTGAAGTACACCTAATCCCATCTTAGGATTAACGCTTGAACCTTCTCTGTATTCATTGATACCTACCTCGTCTCTAATCTTACTTACATAGAAATTATATGTAGTAATGGCTGCCTGTAGTTGGGTTACGTTACCAGAATTTGGTAACTCACTCATTGGCAATCCTTTTCTCTCACCATCCTCGTCAACACTATTATAGTAAATATTACCTGTTTGGTCATAAACTCTTTGAAGCTCCAATGGCTTAATATTGCCCTGACCAAGGTCTACTTCTTTAAGTCCTGATATATCAACAGCAATACCAGCAGGTCTCATCTTAGCAATAAGCTGCTGTATCTTCATGTGTATAAGCGTAATCATCCGTACAGAAGAGCTGATTCTTTCTGCAAGCGGAGTATTATTCATGCCAATATTATTAGGCATGTATACCGAGTAACTAAAATAAGCCCTAGACAGCTCTTTTGGATTCGAAGGTCTAATCATTCTGGTGTTTGGAGCAAATTCCAACAGCATTTTAGAGTCTGTTAAAAACGTACCCTTATACACCACCTCCATTTGCTTTTCAATAACAAGCTTATCTTCGCCAACACCTTCTGGTCTCCCCTTCTTTTTTTCTACGTACTTTCTGTTATCTCTGTTCTTTTCCACCCAGTACATAGGTCTAACTGTCTTAGCCTCAAAGAATAATACCTCTATAGAATACTCGTCATAGGGTCTTGAGCCAGGATTTATGTATTCGTTTTTCCATTTTAAAGTATATGGATTTTGGCAATCCTTAGAAGTTTTAGCTATCTCAAACAGCTTCTCTTCAGGGAGACCATACATTTTCCTTAAATCGTATAGCTTCATTGACTTGCGATGCCCCATAACAGCCGCATCACCAAGGTCATTCTTTTCAGAATAAGAACAGAAAAAGTCAATAGGATTTATATATTCTACTACTATTGACCCGTCGTCCGCTGCTCTTGTATAGGTGACTCCGTATCCTGCGTCCCGAATACTACATAGAAGGCTCCGCTTAATATCGTTCCAAGAGTTGGTGTGCATGACCATTGATACACCTCGCTCCATGAGGATTTCTTCAGGTGTTCTGTAGTCAATGTTGAAGAAGATGTCCAGTTCATCATATGTCTGTGGTTCAAATTGATTTCTGTCTTTATATTTACCTAATACTTCGTCCGCGTTTCTTGTAAACTCAGGCTCAAGCATCCTAAACTCTGCCATGTCCCTGTCAAACTTTTTTCTCTTAACGCTAATAGGGTCTACAGCAGAACATCTTGGCTTCTCTGCTCTTTTCATAAATCCACCTATAAGAACCTCCATAAACTTAGGAGCTATCATAGGGGGAGTCCAGTCAAGATTAACGTATGATTGCTTGCCGTCTATATTGAGAAACTGCATGTAGTCTCTCATGTCCTGCTTACCGTATGACAGCTTTACATTCTTTGTAATCTCTACGTTTCTTCTTTCAAAGTATTCATTACTTACAATAGAATGAATATACCTAGCCATTTTCTGACCAAGTTCTGCATCTGTTACCCCTTCATTATTAAGGTGGAACTGCAATGTTGGGTTGTACGTGGGAGTCAACTTAAACAATTTTATCAAAAATACAAAACTTATCTTACGTTGCTTATGTCAAAAGTCTGTATATAGGACACAGCCTCCTTCTTTTCTTTCAACACATTTCTAACGTCTCCAGCTGCCGCAACAAGCGCAATCATGAACGCAACAGTAATATCAGACTTGGTTCTATTGAAATGGTCATACTCTAACATATCCTCAAGTATCTCTATAAAATACATCTTATGGCTGTAATTGTCTATCCAAAACTGAGCAAGTTCTAACTGCTTATTTAGAGAGAATGGGTCTTTAGGCGATACACCCCACGTCTGAACGCTCTTGGCTTTTCTGTTAGGGTCTATAACAGACTTAGGTGTTTTGGTAATATAGTTCTTATATCCCTTATCTATAAACCACTCAAAGTAATCATCATTGGCGTTTTCATAGGTAGCCTTACATCCATAATAAAATGCAGCCATCAGTACTTCTGTATGGAACTGGTTCTTTGTTTTAGGTCTTCCTATATACAGCGCTACTGGTAATCCTGTGTTTTCTGGGTCTGTAGGGTCTTGCTGTTCATATACTACGATAACACCATTAGACCCCTTCCCAACAATAATGGTAGACGCAAAAGGGTCAACCCCTATTTTAAAGGCATGAATATTAGTTGGAGTCTTTCCAGAATCGCTCCAGTGCATGGCGTTTGGGTCTTTTGGTTGCTTAAGAATCAACCACTTGCCTCCAGGGTCATCCCGATAATCTACCTTGTTAGTTTCCGCCCACCCAAAGGTTACCCTTCTGAGTGGTGCAGGATTATCTTTCAGGTAGTCTATCTGCTCACGTATGAGTCCTACGTTAAAGAAAGATTCTGAGTCGTCAGCAGCAAAGGCTTCCTCTTCACTAAACGGCATCATCCGCTTTTCTTCAAGTCTCATCTCGTCATCCACAATAGCTTCAATCTTTCTTCTAAGATATTCCTTAGCTCCTAACTTTATCTCCTCTTTGGTAAGCGTAGTGGTTTCAAGAAGGTACTCCTCCTGGTCACGAGTAGGCTTTTCAATAACACTCATACCAAACCTGTCAATAAAACCCTCATATCCATCATAAGCAGGCTTAAAGTACCTGTAAAGTCCTGATGGTGTATTCTTATGAGTCATCTGATTGGACTCGTTCCATAATACCTTGAACCCAGCACCGCCATCTTTTAGCTTGTTTACGGTGGATGGCATTTCAGCAAACCCAACCTTCTTACTACCCTTTTCAAGCGTCTTTCTAACAATAGACCAATACCTTTGGATAGGTACGTCAGTAGGAAACTTTCCTCCTTCGTCTATTAACAGCCTTGTTGTTCTTTTAGAGTCATAGCTGTTGAGCTTAGTATTCTTGAAATCTATCTGAGAGTTCAAGCCTTCGGGCTTCTCCCTGATAGATGTTTGCTGTTTCTTTTTAACCCTGGACACTTGCTTCATAAACCTAAGTATCTTTTCTGGGTCATCACCTGCTGCGATGTCGGGCTTTAGGAACAGCGGTAAGTTACGGAATCCATATACCACCATCTCTTTAAATACCGACTTGGCATCATCTCCTGTCTTGGAAACTATACCGCATTTAGCCTGCTCGGTAGTGGTAGCTGTATAAATAATATTTGAAGATGCTTGAGAAGTAGCGCCCTCCCTTCTTGACTTAACCCTTATAATACCCAGTACATTATTAGATTTTTCGCAGTAATCAAGGAACAGATAGTATCTTCTGTCGCAATCCCTGTATTGTGGTTTTTCACCATTTTCAAGGGTAAAGTAATTTAGGAAGTAGTAGTATTTGCCTGTAATGTATGTAGCGTATCCATTATTTAAAAACCAGTATCCGTCTCTACATCGAGTAAGTTCCTGCATGATGAATTCCCACTGCTTATCTCCCCAAACAGGATTATTGTCATGGTCATATTCCAGTTCATCAAAGTATTCAGGAAGTTCTGTATATCTGAAGTACTGAAGACTAGCTGGCAGTTTGCTGTTTGGGAGTTCGTGCGGATGCGGCTGTGGTGGCAGCTGATACGTTACCCCGTATATATTTAGGCTTGATTTTCTTGACATGCGTGCTGTCTATTTCTTTTTTAACAAAGTTAAGTATCGTATCTGCAAATCTTTTCCCTTTATCTGTAAGAAAATATGTGTGTCTTTTTGCGCTATACTTTTCTACTCCCACTAACCCAAACTTCCTGAGTCTGTAAGTAAATAAAGCAAGAGGTGAACTGCTGAACATCATTTCTTTTCTAAATACTAAAGCCGTAGTGCCATTCTCGTACTGAGATAAAAACAATATTGCAATAATCTCTCTTGGTGTAAGCTTAGTCTTACGCTTTACTATTGACAGCTTTGCGTAAACCCTTGCCCATATAATTGTCTTTACATAGTTAAGGTTTATGTTTTGGTTAGGGTCGTAGAACTTAAACTTAGCTTTCAGTTCTTTATATATCTTCTTTCTTATGGTGGCCCTATACTTCTTTTGCTGTAATCTGTACTTTTCCTTTAGCTTTTGATATTTCTTTTCGTATCTTTTGATTGAAACCCTGTGATTACCACGCTCTCTGCCAATCTTAAACCATACCTTCTTGTTTGTCTTCTTTACGCTCTCTCTTACTCTCAGATACCTGGCCATCGTCTTTTCGTACATCTTTTTGTACTTATTGGCTTTGGATGCGTCTTGTCTGCTGCGTTTCTTATACTCTTTTATCATCCTCTCGACAGCAGCACCAGAATATCTCTTACCAGTAGGTACGAGTATCCTTTTCCTTGGTTCCTCTGTTTGGCTTTTGGGTTCTTCCATTACTTTCTGATAAAGTGTTCGATTGCGTTTTTAGCTACCTGAGATTTATCTTCTTCCTTTTCTCCTCCTACCTTGAGTTCTTTCTTTAACCACAGCAGGTTCTGGGCTACATCTTTGCTGTCAACCATAGCCTTCCACACCCTTTCAAATGTCTTATCGTTCTTGGATTTAAAGGATACGTACTCTCCGTTTAGCTCTTCTGCAAGTTTTACCAGCTGATAGTTGAGGGCATGATACAGACCTTGCAGCCCATCTGCCTTGTATGTTTCTAATTCCTTTTCAAGTTCTTCAATCCTCTGTTTTAGTTTCAGTACGTCTGTCATTTTTTTTCTTTGGTTTATGTTCCCAGTAATAGTCGCAACTACCATCTTCTTTTAGTGGCGTATCCTTAAAATAGGATTGACCGAAGTGATAGGGTTGTGAAATATACCTGTAGCAGGTATGTCTGCGCTCGCATCCAATAGCATGGCATTTCGTTATATCGGGCATTACACTCCAGTTTTATGGTTTTCTGTTAATTGGTATCCGTGGTCGATAGCGATGATGTCATCTACTTTTACTCTAATCAGGCGATGCTCTCTGCCTTTATCGGCATATACAACCTCGTAGTCTGCCATTGTCTCAATAATTACAATATCGTTCGGTTTAATGTTACTTTCGTACACTTTTTCGTCACGTTTTTCTGCAATATTTGTGACAATGACATGGTTGTTTTCCTTTTCATCACTAAGGTCTGTTAATACAAGTGCAGATGTTTTAGCTTTCTTATATATTCTTTCTGCAAGGATGTACCCAGGCATAGGCTTTGGTTCTCCGTTGTCATCAAAGTAGAAGAAGATATTCTTAGGGCTTACGGCGTATATGTATACTTTCTTATATCCTCCATATACACTTTCGTCTTTTGATTGTATTGTCTGTACCAGTTTATGGTCTGCGAAGGAGTTATGCCAGCATACTATCCGAGTACCTTCTTTTAATCCTATGTCTGTGTCTGAGTAGACAGTTGCATTCACTGCATTCTTTTCTCTCTCATTCCAGCCAAAGTCTTTGTCGATAAATAGTTTGATGTCGGTTCCTTCGATTTGGTGGGAGTACTTATCTTCCTTGTCTACAACAACAAGGATTTCTCCTCTTAAGGTTTTATAGTTCATGTCTGTTTTCTATTTGGTAACAAATATATGAAAAGTAAGTTATATAAAAAACCCCTCTGAAAAGAGGGGTCGTAACTATTAAACCAACCATTATGAAAAACACCAAATCTTATGGGTATACGCGGATTTCAACATATATTGTTCCAGCAAAACCTGCTCCAGCTGAATTATCCGCATTAACTATTGAAGTGTAGGTAACTACGTTATTGGATTGCCTATTTCCATAAAAATTATATGACACACCGCCTGATATATAATTACTAGCTTGTACCCATGTTTTATTTATCGGGAAAGCCGTACTTCCAGTCATAGATGCTACACCATTAACTCCATCTCTTGTCCATGCTATATCATTAATTCCATCTCCAGAACCATTTCCAATAGTATTTCTGTATACAACCAAGTTAGCTACTCCACTAACAGATAAATTGAATGATGCTGTATACACTTTGTAAGGCTCTACAATCTGACTGGCAAGAGCTAAAGTACCACTTGCATCAGGAAACTCGTAGTTTCTGTTTGCTGAAAGGTTATTTGCTAAAAGATTAGCATTATTTGCCAGCTGATTTCTTAATATAAGTTTACCAGTTGTACCTTCTGTAGATAATGTAGCTTGTGGACCATTTACGGTATTATCCATAAATATAGTATTACCACCAGAAGAACTTATTGTAATACTACTACTTGTTGAAGAACCAACAGCTGTAACCTGGCTGAGGCTTGGAGTGGTAACAGAAATAGCTCCTGCGCTGAGTACGTTCCAGTTAGTATTCGTTTGACCAGGAGAATCAACAAGTGCACGAAAACTTGCTCCTGCAACTACAGCTGTAGTACCCATAAAACCACTTGCAGAACAGAACCAGATATCTCCTTTCATGATAGCTCCTGCTGTACCACTACCACCTGTAGTAGGCCAAGCACCAGGAGATGTAACACTTGGAGTGAAGTTACCTCTGTCATCTAACAGACCAGTAACTAAAGAATCAGCGTAAGTTTTAGTAGCCTTTACAGAAGGATATTTAACATCGCTTGCTGCATCTGTAACAATATTCAAAGATTTGTTAGCAGAATCTTCAGCTGTAAAGGGAAGTGTAATATCTCCAGACTCTAACACTTTGCTCCATCTTCCGCTTAATGCAGGGTAGATATTTTCGTTATCTACTACACCAGTTGCGACCCACTCAAATAGTCCTGTATCTTTTACAAGAACTTGATATCCAGGTCTTCCGTTTAATTGAGCAAGGTCAGCTGTTACTTCAACAACGCCCTGGCTGTTACTTCTAGGTTTTAAAATTATTGCCATTGTTTATTTATTATAAATTTAAAATTATTTCTCTTTTCTTGGTAAGTACCAAAGTTCAGGCCAAAGAGCAGTAGTACCAGAACTAACAAATGTCAATCTGTAATACAGTGCTGTTGGCTGAGATTTGGTGATGAGTGTTGTATTTACAAGTTGATTTGTCAGGATTAAGCTGTCGGTAGTGATATAATTAGTTCCGTCGATACTTTGAGCGAGGAATACTTTACCTGCGGCAGTACCTGAAACTCTTGTAATTACTGGCTGTAAAACTATACCGTTTAACGTAGTAGACAGGGTTATATTCTTAACAACAGTATCGGTATTGATTAAGCTGTCAACCCCTACGAACTCTATCTTTTGAGCTGGTTGGGCATAGGACTTCCCTGCTATAAATAGTACAATTAAAGATAATAATACTTTTTTCATTATGAAATATTTTTGTAAATATAGTAAGCTATTAGCTGTTATTAGTACTTATTACCCTTAAATTGTATGCACACTTACAGAAACAAAAAACCCATCCGAGGGTGGTGGATGGGATTTGTGAGATTATTTCTAATCCTCAGGACTAATACAAAGATATAACTTATTTTGTAAAAAAAAATATTTTATTAAATTTTTTTATTTCGGATACTTTTAATAACTTAGCTGTTAATTAAGTTCTTTTAAATAGGTTCCAGTGATTCCTTAATATCACAGACACACTACCTTTCTCGAGGTAGTTACGGCTTTCCAGAGATGTAGCTTTAGCGCATCAATCCTAAGCCCAGAAGTCGGGTGGTAGCTGTCACTCACATAGACAGCGATATGTCCCCGATAGTGTCGAAACTGGAATAAGTATATAAAGACCTTTATGGGTAGTATCTGATGAGAGATAGAGATTATCTCAGGACACAGGGATACTATGAGGGTGTACCACTACGGTGGCAACGTACAGCATAAAGCATAAAACTTATTCTAATGTAAGAGAAATTCAGCCCTCACCTAAGGGGACTCTTGACTTCTCTCAATAGTCATCTACCAGCAACATAAGCTCGCTCACTACTCACATACCACTACAACAGCTACTTTATTGAGTTCGCTCGCAATAATATATGTATAAGTTAAGTAAATTAACAAATTAGCTGTTAAATATACAGGTTACTTGAAGTTGGTTGAAATGTATAGATGCTTAGGGTTATCATATCATATCGTAAAATTTTTTATAATTGCGAAATCGTTTTTTTGTAGTGGGTGGGTCTGTTTGTAGTTTGTGGAATGCGTTGCAGCTTGCATCTGTATGCTACACACAAAGCTGATAAAGGAAAACTAATTTTTAATTTAGTAATTCATTCAGTACTTTGTATCGCATAGTAGTATGTATTGTATGGGTAACCCCTTTGCTAATATCTGATTTACGTTTCTCTTTATTTATCCTCATTAATTTTTCAGGTATCAATTTACTTTTTATGAATGAATGATTTTTGAAAGATAGTATTTTTTAATATTGTTTTTTGTGGTTCATAGGTTCATTCGGGTGAATATGTTTAACAGATACATTTCTTTACTTTGTTTCTTTATTAGATATTATTTAATGGGTTATAGGTATCAATTTGATATTTTCTAATTAAACAACCATAAATTAGATGAATTCGAAATATTCACAATTTAGAAAAATAGTTGCCTTTTTATTTGGAAATATGTAGTACAATTTATTATCTTTGTATTGTCAATTTAATTATTCATTTATTAATTCATGTTATCATGAGCACACAAACAAACAACGCGGTAACAATCCCCGCCACAATCCAGGAAAGAAAAGCGATAGACCTTTTCACCGACAAAAACGGAAAGCCATTAACGGCAAAGCAAGCGGAGCGCAAAATAATGAGCGCAAAAAGAAAAGAAACAAACGAAGCCCGCAAAAATTTAGCCCGCTCCATTAAAGACCAATTGTACAACCTTAAGACATTGCGCACAATCATGCAAGACGAAGCCCTAACAGAAGATGTTAATCTGTGGCTACATGCTTTGAAGGTAGAAACAGGCAAAGATTATACCTTAGCTTATATCCTCAAAATTAACGTATCGGAATACATGGATTATGTACGCGAATTGGAAGCCATACGCGGACACGTGCGCGGCATCAATCCGAATGAATTTATGAATATTATTACGCGTTATTTGCGCGGGGAAAAGGTATCAAATTTTGACGAAGCCCATAAAGTAGCTTTAGCCGACGCATGGGAGCGCAAAGTTAGCATCTAACAAAGGTTAGCCCTTATTAGTGCGCTGAAAATAGGCGCGCGCAAATATCGGATATTTATAAGGGCGCAAAGGGACAAAAGCAGGCAAAGCTTCCTTAAATATATATGCCAAAATATAAACTTTGTCGAAAATAGCACGGAGCTACGGCAAAGGAAGACACGGAGTCGTTATATTGTAACATTTAGTATTAATTTGTCAGTTCATTGACATAAAAAACAAACAATACATGCGAAAGCATGCAAGCAAAATATTATTGTTTGTTGCGTTAAGTCGTTTCTTATCTTTCCTGAAATTGTGCATTGAAAATAAGGAACGGACAAAGTAGCCCGTCATGATGCTGATGACGTAAAGTTTTTCCTATGGCGAAGTATGTCAGTAATGGTATACAATAAACGAACTACAAAGGATATTTAAGCGGAGCAAACCGCCTATACACCCTTAGACTATATGTCAGGCAATAACTTATCTAAGTTTATGCACATCACAAAAGGGAAGGTTTACCGATGGAAAGTAAACCGATAATTAAAACAGACAGATAACTTGTATTTTCGATTTATCATTATGCAAGTACGTGACTATCTGTTAATAAGAAATCTCAACAATATTACAAAGCATAACAGCTAAGACTATACTCACCCTGATGTTAAACAAAGGGTTAATTGTGCTTTGTTACTTACATATTGTTTTAATTTAATATCACAGGGCAAATCGGTAAAAGCCGACATGGTAAACTTTGCTACCATTGCCCACTATTTTATTCACCACTAAAACAAAACACAATGCAAAAGAAAAAATGTAAAGACCCCGAACTTAAAAAACAATTAGAACTACTTGCTGTTATCATTACAGCAATGTTCATCATTGGATTTCTACAATCAATTTAATAATCACTTAAACAAAAACAAATGAAAAAGCTAATTATCATTCTAATTATGGGGCTATTTATGTCCTCATGCACAAGGTATGCCTATGAAAGAGGTGGAACTTGTGGCGTATGGTATCCCAAAAAGTACACGGGAACGTACAAGGTAAGTTCTCAAAGCTATAGATATAGATAACTATTAAATAAAACAAATATGAAAAAGTCAATACTTATTATCATTACAAGCCTTATGATTGGCAGCTGCGGACTGGTAAAGTATTCTGTAAATTCAGGAATAGAACGAATAGTGTTCCAAAAAGAAGAAAACGATGGACGTAAATTGTATGCTGTCCTGTTTAAGGACGGAACAGCCCTAGATTTTATGTACATTGAAGAAATTAATCACGGGATAAAGACAGGTAAATGGGAATACAACGAAGCTAGATGATGTTTGTTTTGTGTGTGAGAGTCGGTAACAGGTAAAGCTGACCGACTTTTTTATTTTACACAAAGTCAAACTCCCACTTTACATAAATCTAAAACTGTAAATCTAAAACTTAACACGTGACTTATATACCATGTGCAAGGTGCAGCCGACAAATGCCCGAACTACGTCTGACTAAATGCGGATACTCTACATGTATCAGCTGTTCCAATACTCAACCAGTAGGATGTATACCCGTAACAAACCACAAAACAGGTAACACTATTCAGGTCGTCCCACTAGAAACAGCAAACAGAATAAACAGACTAGCTCAACGCAAAGGGTATGGCGTATGCTCAGGAATGAAACATAACTAAACCAATCTATATGAGACAGATTACAAGACAATTTCACACATCAAGACAAGCGGAAAATTACTTAGACCATCTGTATGGGATATACAGCTATGTGCGTCTGATAAGCTTTCCAAGGTATTCAGAAGCAGGAACTTATGTGTTCCATGTACATAAATAATCACTCACAAATAAAACAAACAACTATGCCAATAATTTTCTTTTCACTATCACTCGCTATGCTGTATTACGCTAAAGAGCAGCCAAGCTGTATGTATGGTGCTTTTATATTCGCACTATTAGGTTTCCTGCTTATGGCGGATGTATCAAAAGATAAACCAACAAAAAGAAGACGTAAATTAAAAATTTAACCAAACAAACGTGGAGTCACCACAATAAAAACTGAACATTCACTATGTCACAGACAACAATCTCAACAGACCTGCTGAAGCAAATCTACAATCAGGTAGACGCAGACACACAGCAAACAATCCTAAACCTGCAACCCGACCTGCTCGCAACACCACGAGTAGAAAGCGGATGGGTGCTCCCTAACATCAGCGAAGACAGGCTCGCTGACTTTGTACGCAGCTTAGGCGTTGACTCCTGCAATGATACACGCCTAATCGAAGTCATCAGAATGACAGCATCAGGTGACGAAGCAGGCAAAGGTTTGTATCTGCACAGACAAGGCGGTGATGTTGCTTGGTATACAGCTAATACTAAGAAAGGTAAGGCTGTTCGTTTAGTTCCTGTATATATAGGAAGCCAAGCTGAACAGCACCTAATTGAACTAGGCTACACACAACTGTAAATCTTAACGGCAGGGTGGAACAACTGCCCTGCCATTTCATTCACAACACAAAAACAAAAACTATGTTTACAAGTAAAACAAGAGGACTTCTGCGTATGGCAAACACTTACATAAGCACAGAACTAAGCGGATACGAAAACGTGCACCTGAGGGGTGCAGATGGTATGTTCGGATACTACAAACCAGATAGTAACAAATATACTGACGATGATTGCAGGTGGCCTGAAGATGGGCTGCAACTTATCAAACCTGGCAAGTTAATTAAGAAGCTAGCTGAAGCAGAAGAAATAGAATATACCGATAAAGAAATTGAAGATGCAGTAAACCGCATCAAAAATGTAATTGCAATATACGGAGATGAGCACGGAGAATTTGCTCGGCAACCTATCTTGGCAGCGGTAAAGGGTGGTCTGATAGGTGCATACTACTTTGAGGATAACTACCTTGAGAATAGTGGCAACCTTGGTGGTAGCTGTATGAGATATCAAAGCTGCTTAAATGCCTTCAGAATCTACGAAGATAATCAGGAAGTGGTATCTATGCTGGTGCTAAAGTCCGAAGATAACAGGGTAATGGCAAGGGCTTTGGTGTGGAACTACAACGGAGAGTACTACATGGACACCGTATACAGCACAAAAGATAATTTCAGGGACATGCTTATTGACTATGCCAAACGTCATGGCTACTACTACAAGTCACAGCAATCCTGCCACCATAGTGTATTCGACAGGAAGGGAGACGCTTCATGCCTCCCGTTTGTCATAAGCATACCTATAAACTTTAGTGAGTCATGGCAAGTGCCATACATGGACACGCTGTTCTTTGTGGTTAAACGTGGTGAGCAGTACTATGTAACTAACTGCCTTTCTAATGAAGACAATGGCTCAATATATCGGCTTAGGTCTACAGATACAAGTCCTAAAAATAATTGGATTCCTCAAGGTGACTACCTGCTGCACATGGAGGTAGCGTTCTCATTACTGCATAACGTAAAGGTGTCCGACAAGGCACACGAATGGATTATACAGAAGGGAGATAAAAATATTGACGACGACGACTTGTCATCTGTGATAAAAGATGATTGCATAAACGAAACGAGTTACAGAAGGTTCTTCCTTGAAGAGGAGGTATATGATGACGATGAGCATGACGAAGATGATGTATACTGCGAATACATTGGAGAATACAGGAACATTGACGACTGTATATACATAGAGAGAGGGCAAAGAAGAGATGAATGGGTGCTGTCAGAAAATGCTGTTGAAGTTAGAGGAAATTGGTGGTGGGTTGAAGATGAAGACATTACAATCGCAGCAGACGGAGAATGGTATCATTTGGACGATGTTGGGTTGTGCGAATACACAGGAGAATACTATCCTCACGATGAACTTGCATACGTAGAAGATTATGGGTATGTAAATGATGGAGACCTTGCATGGGTAGCTGTTGAGATTGATGGCACATGGTATCATCAGAGAGATTGTGTTAAATCAGAAATATCAGGCGATTGGATGCTTCGTAATGACGAGTTTCAACTTCCTGACGGACGTACGGTAACAGAAGAAGAGTATGATAAATGGATGGAAGAAAACAAAGAGGAAGAAGAAGAAGCTCCTTAATCAATAACAATATAAAACAAATACAATGATTAGTAATTTATTTGAAAGCATCCTTGAGGTGCAGTCATGCTCCGGCAGAGTCGAACGTATGACAAAACTAATATCAGACACGGCACGCAGGCTAGGTGCTATCGTAAATGTAAAAGACGGCAACGTGTATGTTACTAAAGGTAATCCTACATCTGAAGGTTATCCTTGCATAGTAGCTCACACGGATACTGTCCACGATATTGTACCTGACAATCAGTTCAGCGTAGGCTATGACAGGAAAAACGGAATAATCTACGGATACAATCCTGTACTTAAAAACTTTACAGGTATCGGTGGTGATGACAAGGTAGGTATCTATATAGCCCTTGCTGCTGTTGAATGGTTTGACAATATCAAAGCATGCTTCTTCAGGGACGAAGAGATAGGCTGCATAGGTAGTGGACTTGCCGACATGTCTTTCTTTTCAGATTGCATGTATGTCTTGCAATGTGACAGACGTGGTAATGCTGACTTCGTTACCAATATAAACGGCACTGACATATCATCTAAAGATTTTCAGGATGCTGTCAGTAGTATCATTACGTCTCACGGATACAAGTTTGCTAAGGGCATGACTACAGATGTAGGTAAGCTTACCCAAAGAAACGTAGGTGTAAGCTGTGCTAATATGAGCTGCGGATATTACAACCCACATCAGCCTGAAGAGATTATAGTAGTGGACGATGTGCATAACACAAAGAGTATGGTATTCGAGATAATTGAAACCATTACTAAAAAGTATCTGTTCACCCCCCCTGCCACTACATACAAGTTCAACAGCGAATACTACGGCAAATCTACGAGCTACTTAGATGACTTCTATGAGCCTAAGAGTTACAAGTGGTACGAGGATAACGAGTTGGCTGACATATACTTCCCGTTTGATGATGAGCTGGCTGGTATGAGTGATGAAGATATAGCAGACTATTGCATAGCATATTTCTTTGGTTATGAATACGTTGGCAATGATACGTACTCATACATAGACGAAGAGCTTGGCGTTCCTACATACATAAACAAAAAGGATATAGAGTTTAGTGAGCTGTGGAACATGCTAGATGACGAAGCTTACGATGTGGTATTTGCAAATGCAAATTATCTTGAAAAGCAAAGAGACTACCTGATGAAAGATAAGAAAGACAGTAAGTGCGTATCATGTGGGACCACTAAGATAAATGGTGACAGCAAACTATATTATGACGGAATGTGTTATGCCTGCCACAACGAGAAAGTATATGGGTGGTAGGCTTCACTATCACGACTTTTTGCTCGCCTTACCGCCTGACCCATTACGGGCACGATTGCGGCTCTGATGCTCTTTAACAAGCTTTCCTGACCTTGTATGGCTCATGTCCATATCATCTCCATTGCCGTAGGTTCCTGCCTTCCTGTTAGCTTTATTCAGCTTGGAGCGGTACTTCCTGCGCTCAGATGAGCTATGGTAGAGTGAATCGTATGCAGCTTTACGCTTCTTTGCATCAGGATTAGAGTCGTAGTATTTCTTTGATTTAGAAGGCATAAACAAATTTAATAACAAAAAAACAAATCAAAATGAAAAAATCATCAACAAAGTACGATGTGCTGTCTCCTGATGGATTCAGCATCCATCCAACAGACACTTACTCATCAGTAAAGTCAGCCGAAAAAGCATTCGATGAATGGAAGCAAAGGTACAAGCATCAGGGATATTACAGCTCCGTAAAGTACGGACGGATTCCGCTTCCTGAACTAAAAAGATATGTAGACATTGTAAAACTATAAACTTAAATAAAATGATATACAATTTAAATTCAGTCGGCACTGCCGTCGACACAGAAACGTTACTCACTTATCCAATGTTATCAATTGGAGGATACGATAAGAATCAGTTTGTCCATATTGACGACGTGTGTGACGAGTGGTTTAACAGTTTGTCAGACGAAGATTTCGGTACAATAGATAACCTAATCAATAATAGAAATGAAATAAATTTGGAATCTTAAACTATATGTACTATATTGCATTAAAATAAACTATATGACTAAACTTCTCGCCATATTAGGATTCGCAGCATCAGCCTGCTATTTGTGGGCGCTGTTACTTGAAATAAAAGAAAGCCGAATAAAGAAAAGAAAGATTTAGATATTCTCATAAGCCCAACAGGTGGCGTTTCTACGCCTGCCTGGAATTTTTAACTATTAAACTTAACACAAATGAAAGGAAGACTTATCTCAGTAAACAACATCCCTCACGTATACAGCGATACACTGGCTCACGCATTTGAGCTGTCAATACAAGACAGGGCAGAGCTAAATCCTGAATGGTTAGGAGCTGAATGTATGTTCAATGTTGAGTTAAACTACGCAAAGGTTATACCCAATAGTATAGTTCCTGCCAGTATAAATGCTGACGCATGGCATATCATGAGCTTGCTGAACGACGAAGAGCTGAACAGCGAACAGAAGATAGAAGCTGCTAAAGACTTTATATTCAATAACTTCTAAAATAAACACAATGGAAAAGCTAATTGAACACATGATTCAGGTTGTAGAATCAAACGCCAAGAACAATCAAGCCACCATACCTAACGTGGAAGCGTGGGCTATAGGATGGAGAGAGGAAGCCGAAAGACATAAGAAGTACTGCGAAATAGAAAAAGACCCCTGGATATTTATCTATGGCAGGTATCTTAATTCAACAAAGAACACAAGTCTTTCTGGATTCTACGATTTCTTAGAAGCAAACTATGAGGCTCCTGCCAAATTACAAACTATAAAACAAACACAATGATACACTTTGAGTATTTAAGAAAAGACGATGAAATGTACGAGGTAAGGCACGATAACTGCGGCAATGCTATACACGTATATGTATCTGAAGGAGAAGCTGTTATATTCCCTACACTTAACGACCTTGTCAGGTATGTATACCTTAACGAAAATGTAATAGACAAGTGTACAGTATACGAGGGCGCTCTACCTGGCATATACGACAGCGGAAGATACGACTATAACAGCGTAAAAAACTTAGCCAATACACTAATGAGAAGATATTATAAATGATTTCTATGGGACACGGTAAGCAAAAGAGAGATAAATATTATCAAAAGATATTGGCAAAGTCTCTGCTAAGACATAAGAAGCAACCCATTAAACAGCATACAAGGATTGTTGACTGGGATAAGTTAGCGAATCATTTAAAACCTAAGCAATGACAAAGAAAGAATACTTAGACTATAAGAACCATGACCAAATGGCTATAGTGTACGAGTACTACAAGGAAAAGTTTGATAAGTTTAAACACAAACCTTTCCTGAACAGAAAAGAATTTGATACCTTTGCCCCTATGTATGCAGAGCTTAATCAAGCCTACCAAAAGGCCTGTCAGCACTTCGACGAGAAGCTTCAGTGCATAGAGCTAAGAGATAAAGACGGCAAACTACTAATGATTTACTAAAATAAAACAGCCTCCTATTTATTAAATCTTTAAAACGGTTTAGTAAGTTATAATACAAAGGGAAAGGGGGCTGTTATTTTCTTAACATTTAAACCAAATCAAATATGAAACAGTTAATCAGCATCCAGAGCGAACTCAAAGCTCCAAAGAATCAATTCAACTCCTTTGGCAAGTACCATTATCGTAACGCAGAGGACATCCTTGAAGGACTCAAACCACTGCTCCTAAAGTACAACTGTACACTTACTATCTCAGATGAGATTAAGACAGCAGGAGATATTATCTACGTAGAATCTACGGCAACCATCCATCACGAAGAAGACAGCATATCAGTAGCAGCTCAAGCAGGTATAGACCTAAACGCTAAGGGTATGTCACAGGCGCAATGCTTCGGCGCATCATCATCATACGCACGTAAGTACGCATTAGGAGGCTTATTCCTTCTGGATGATAGCAAGGATGCAGACGCTACCAACACGCACGGAAAGGACTCCAGTCAGCTCCAGGATGCACTAGGTAAACTGTCCGGAATGAAGTCTAAGGCAGAGGCTATCGAATGGGCTAAGACATTACCGGATAACGTAAAGACCCACGCATCCTTCCGCCAGGCATTCAGTGACAAGTTCTAAACGTCAACGATTTAGTGCGCAAAACTTGACATTTTGTTCACTGGATTGAGCAATTTTACTCAATGCTTCGGAAATAAACCGATGTTATGTAGGTGATGTTGCATAACGGTCGGGTATTTGCGTAGTGTGCCAACCGCAAATGCTTGATTTAAGAACAAAACTTGATTGGCACATTATCGCAAATACTTTGTTATGTGCAGGGCTTTTGCAGAAATTTAATTAGAATGAAAAATTACAAATTAGAAAAGTTACAGAATGGAGAAACGTTTGTAACAAGTGAAAAAGGAAACTCAATGATACCACTAATTAAATCAGGGCAGGAACATAAACTTGCTCCTGTAAAGTGGGAAGATTGTAATGAAGGTGATATTGTTTATTGTAAAGTGAAAGGTAATTTTTACACTCACTTGGTTAAGGGCAAAAACAACGAAAAGGGATTGCTCATTGGAAATAATAAAGGTGGTATCAATGGATGGACAAAGCAAGTTTATGGTCGTGTGGTAGAGGTTCTTTAGCCTTGCACATAACGTTTTGCAGCCTTGCGCAGTGCGGGCTTTAAATGCACTACACTTTGTTTAACAACTAAAAATTAATAAAATGGCACAAAAGACTGATGAAACACTAAACCCCGCATTACGCAAGACTGCTGTTATATGCTGTGGCGTTTTGGAACGAATGCAACTTGGATGGATGAAACTTGAAGATGGCACGAGATGTATGCCTTACATAAAAGGTCATTCAGACGAAAATATGTATAGGGTAAATAATTGCCCTTCTTGTGGTAAATATGTTAGGGATGTGATGGTCGAGCCATAGCATATAACTACCGTATCCACGCAATGCGCATTAATACCAAAAATGGCTGAATAGGCGAAACTAAATAAGCAGTTTCAAGTCTATCTATTCATTACATTTTTAATCAAATAAGAAAATAGTAAACAAATTTTTCACTTAAACCAATAAACAATGCAAGTAACACAAGAACTATTGCAGCAAAGACCGCTGTCGTTCTCCTCACTCAAGGAGTTCATGCGCTCCCCTCAGCACTACGTCAAGTATCTTGATTCCGACAGAAAGCAAACTGAAGCTATGCTCTTTGGAGCAATCTGCCACAAGTTAATCCTTGAGCCGCAAGACTTCAACAATGAGTACATCATCGAGCCTGAGCTTGACAAGCGCACAAAGCAAGGCAAAGAAGACTACGCAGCATTCATCGCAAAGATTACCGAGCAGAATCTGACAGCTGTACCTCCTGCTACCTACGAGAAAGCAGTTGCGCTTGTAGAATCTGTTATGAAATCTGATGCAGCAAAGTATGTATACGAATCAACAATCAAGGAAGGAAGATTCGATATAACCCACGAAACTGGTCTTCCAGTATGCGGATACATTGATGGGGTAGGTAAAGACTATAACCTTGAGATTAAGATAGTATCGTCTGCCGATACTGATGACATCATGAGAGATTTCTATAAGATGAAGTACCATATCCAAGCAGGCATATACAACTGGGTGAACGGAAAGCCCATATATTATTTGGTGGTAGAGAACAATTACCCCTACCTATCCAAGGTATTCAAAGCATCCGACGACTACATAGCAGAAGGTAAGAGGCTGTTCAACAAGGCAATGAGCGACTTTAAGTTCTGCCTTGATATGGATAACTTCAGCGCAGGATATGAGTTCTACGAAGGTAAGGAACCACTCGAACTAACACTCCCTGGATGGGTAAAGGTGGGAGGTGCAGATGATTAAAACATTAGTGTGCCTAACATATAAGCTTGGATTAGGTATAATAGGATTCTATACTCTTTGTTTTCTAATAGTAAACATATCAAACCTTTTCACTTATATTAAATCTAAACTACAATGACAAAACAAAAACATGAAGACCTTGTACTGGTTCCACATGAATGGCTGCCACTTAACGCACTTGAGCTTCTGTCAGTAGACATCAAGGGCAGGGCCAGCCCTGGTCAGGCTCAGTTCTACACCAATGACCTTGGTACAGATGGCGAAGTCTACTACATCAATAACGATGGGTATCTCATCCACGAAAGCTTCAACATGAACGTGGTGGTTAGTGATACAAATATCAATTTAGGCAGACCTTCATTAGTGGTGGATACTACCCACAAGCCAGTGCTGAATCCTATACTCAAAAAACTTTATTCACAAGTTACAAATAAAATGTGTATCTTGCTGCTTCGATTCAAAGAGCATAAAGTAATAGAAGTACAATCAATCATCAGGCCATGTACACAATAGGAAATGCAATTGAAGAAACGCTATCCTCTTTAAGGGATAAAACAGGAGTTAATTGGTCAGCCCAACTCACATCAAAAGGCTTCATAGTATACCGAAAACCTAGAATGGACGACTATGTTGTAGCCGAGTATAACAAATGGAGAGACGCCTGTTGCGAAATATTCAATGTAGGTTATTACGAACTTGATAATGATGATAAAAGCAATGCTTTTGTAGCCCCAAGACATTGGTGTTGGTACATGATGACATCTGTATCTCTTATTAATGTTGACAGCGTTATAAAACTGCTTAACAATCAAAAGAATAGAACGTCTGTCCTGCATGCTATCCGTAAGATTCACTTCTATATTTACAGAAAAAACCCTGATAGAAAGTCAGTGGAAACATTCAATAAACTTATAAATCACTATTTAAACAATTAATCATGTCAAAGTACGACAATTCAAACAGCGCAGCATTATTTGCAAATGACAAAAAGGGGAATGAGAAAGCACCCGATTACAAAGGCAAAGGACAAGTAAATGGTAAAGATGTAGACCTTGCAGCTTGGGTAAGGAAGTCTGAGAAGGGCACGTCTTATCTTTCAATAACATTCTCTGAACCCTATAAGAAAGAAGGAGCGTTTAAATCTGAGAAACCAGCATACAAAAAATCTGAACCCAAAGAAGACGGTCTTCCGTTTTAACCCACAGAGTCAATGCAGTTACGAGAGCCTGCCTAAGCGCAGGCTTCTTCGTCTGCAATCGTAAAGCAAAATTCACTATCACGCATGCCAAATGTAACGCTGTTCAAAGACATTACAGATACGACAAATCCAGTTATTCAGTCTGTAGATAAAGTGCTTGGCTATATTCGTGATGGCAGATGGAAAGATAAGGTAGAGGCAGTAAGAAATGCACCACCTGATGAGCAAGATTCAATAAAAATTGCACTCCCTTGTATACTTTATGCAGGAGAGTTCACTATAAAGTTAACAACGGATAAAGGAACAGAGACTTGCAGAAAGGATGAGTGCCTGTCAAAACACAGCCACCTTGTACCCATCGACATTGACGATGTAGACAACATAAACGAAATAATTGAAAAACTTAAGCAAGACCAGTTTATTCATGCCTTATGGAAATCACCTACAGGCAGAGGTTGTCACGGATTAATTAAGATTGGTGACGGCAAGTCCCACCGCAGACATTATACTGCACTACTCAAAAAGTATCCATTCCTGGACCCGACAGCAAGGAACGAAGCAAGGGTACTGTTTGCGTCATACGACCCAGACATCTATTATAATCCTCGTAGCAGTATTTATTACGATGTTGAGGATGAAGAAAAGACACAAGGAGAAGGAGGAATAGCAATATCTGGACAAGGGCAAACTGACTACAAAATTGTCCACGTTGCAGCCAAGATGGTAAGAAACGCCCCTGACGGAGAGAAGCATAATATACTTCTAAAGGCTGCTGTTCTTATGGGTGGTTATATTGCGGCAGGAAAGGTCGAAAGAGAGGTAGCCGAGTCAATACTTGAGCATGAAATAAGAAAGAGAAATATAGGCAGCCTTGAGACCGCAAAGCATACCATTAGCGATGGGATTACCTACGGAATGATGATTCCTATCCACGAAACGGAGCAGGCTTACCAAGACGCCATTGAGATGATTCAGGCTTCAGATGATGAGCTAAAGTTCTTGAGCAGCGTTTCGGATGATGAGCTGTATATCCGTAAGTTCAGGCAAGGTCTTATTGAGTCAGGTAAAGGATTCGGGTATGAGGAGTTAGACAAATATCTTGTACTTAAAGAGGCTGAGTTCTACGGATTCCTCGCCCACTCCAACGTAGGTAAGACTACCAGTATCTTATGGCTGATGCTTGTATCTGCTGTCAATCATGGATGGAACTGGATGGTGTATACTGGAGAAAATACCCCTGCTTCCATCAAGATGAAGCTAGTTGAATATCTTACAGGAAGAAAGATTAAAGAGGTTCCTGAGCATTGGTTAAAGTATGCAATTCAGTTTGTTAACGACCATTTCTACCTGATAACAAATGACAAAACTTACGAATACAAGGAGCTTTTAGTATTCGCTGAGACGCTGTCAAGAAGGAAGAGCCTGAAGGGAATCTTTATAGACCCTTACAACTCACTGAAAAGCAATGTAACAGCATCTAAAAGCAAATGGCAGTATGATTATGAAGCCTATAGCGATATGTTAGCTTTTACAAGTCGCACTAAGATTACGCTGTTCCTGAGTGTACATACCAATACAGAAGGCCAGCGGATGTTAGACAAGGATGGCAATCAGGTAATGCCTCACGCTACGATGGCAGAAGGTGGTACCGCGCTGTATAACAAAGTCCACAACTTCGTAGTGTTTCATAGAAAGATTAAGGATGAGGACAACTGGATGTACACCGAGATTAGCGTAGATAAGGTAAGGAATAAGGATACAGGTGGTCAGCCTACTATTAAGGGTAAGCCAGTCAGACTAAGGATGGCTCATGCTGTCGAGTTTGTTGATGAGAATGGAAGGCTGCCATTTGACAGAGATTTCCTGCCAACTTACCAGGAGTACGAAAAGAAAGAGGAAGATTATTTTTAATTTAAAACAATGGATGAGTTATGACGAAAGGAATTAATGTACTTTCTTTATTTGATGGGATGAGCTGCGGACAGATTGCTTTAAACAGAGCAGGCATTCATTACGATAAATACTATGCTTCAGAGATTGATAACTACGCAATAAAAGTAACTCAATACAATTACCCTGATACAATACAACTTGGGGATGTTACAGAAATTAAAGCATCTGATTTACCAAAAATAGACTTATTAATAGGCGGAAGTCCTTGTCAAAGCTTCAGTAACGCTGGTAAAGGAGAAGGGTTTAGCGGAAAAAGTGGTATGTTTTATGAGTATGTCAGACTCCTGAAAGAATGCAAGCCTAAATACTTTTTATTAGAAAACGTTAAAATGAAAAAAGAATGGAAAGATGTCATATCAAAAGAACTAGGATGTGAACCTGTAAAATTAAACTCAAATCTTGTATCCGCTCAAAACAGGGAAAGATTATATTGGACAAATATTAATATAGGAGAGATTGAGGACAAAAATATATTTATTGAAGATATATTAGATGACACAATAGACAGCAAGTATTGGCTTAAGGAAAGAAATACAATGCTTCTGCTGAAAAAAGTAAACATATCCCAAGCCCCTAAAGTAGCATGTATTGATGTCTATAATAAAAAAGTAAAGATTGACAGGAAGTCGCCTACTCTTACTCTTCCTCATCATAATTCAATAAGACTTATTGATAACGGAAGAATAAGAAAACTTACTCCAGGCGAGTGCGAAAAGCTGCAAAACGTACCTGTTGGGTATACTGACTGCGGAATTGCAGATATACACAGATATACAATGCTTGGGAATGGATGGACTATTGATGTTATCGCACATATATTTTCACATATAAAATAAAAACAATGACGAAGAAAGATTTTTTGAGGGAACTTAAAAGTTACTTCCCAGATATTGATTGGACATCAGGAGCAGAATCAAGAGTTAACCTGCTGCTCGACAGATACCATTCAGGGATAAAGGAGAAGGTAGTAGTAAGACATATCTATATCGACAGAGAAGTAATCGTAGAAGGAACCTGCGCACAGGAGAAAGATTTCAATAAGATAGCTGAGGAGATATGCGAAGAGCATAGCATTACTCTTGAACAACTGAGAGCTAACAGCCCTAGCTGGGCGTACAGGAAGGGTAAGTCTGGGTCTATAGAACTAGTAGATGCAAGGCAAGAATTTGTATGGAAGGTATTCAGAAGATTCCCTCACTCAAGCAAGTCGCAGACAGCAAGGTTCTTAGGCTACGATTGCCACTCATCTGTTTATCACCTATTAAACAAAAGAAAGAAATAATTTGATATCATAAAACTATGTAGTATATTTGCTAAACATTAAACCAATTACAATGACACAAGAACAAATCAGAGCGTCGATTATTTCGTCATCGACAACTATTCACGACGAAAGCGGAAGGAATAATAGCTATATCCTTACCGAAGCAGCCCTTAAAGATTTAGTTAAAACTATCCATCAGCAGACCCATGACTATAGCTGTTATGCCTATAGCTCAGGTCTTACGGATGGTAAAGATTTAGGACGATTAGACAACAGATGGTAAACCAATTAAACCAATAATATGTACACATTTGAAAGTGAAGCTTACAACAAAAAGCTAAGGGAATGCCTTGATGAATACGAGGGTTATCGCCAGATGTTCTTAGAAGAGACAGATTTCTTAGACCCTCATGCCATCATCAGACGGTTACAAAAATTAACCGCCTATAACGCATCTGTAGGCAGATTAAAGGCGTCATTTGACTTCCTGGTAGACAAGGCTACCTCAATCGAGATGAGGAAAATAGACCACGAAACAATGCCTGCTAAGAAGTTTGAGGCGCTGGTCAGAGATTCGGTAGGACTCATTACTATCTTCCCGAAGGCACTGGAGATAATGGTAAAGGAATCTCACTACCAAATAGAAAGTCTAAGGTCAACGCTGTCTTACCTTAAAACAGAAGCGCAACATATAAATATATAGTTATGAATAAGACTCCAGTCGAATGGATAGTAAGCAAGTATGAACAAAGGTATGGTAGAGCAAGCTCTCTGCTGATGAAAGACGAAATACTAGAAGCCTTACTAATGGAAGGGAGAGAGATGGTTAGGATTCTAAAACAACCAGAACTAGTAAAAGTTTACGACCCAGTAGACCCAGAGTCAAGTATCAAGAGCGTAATACTTGACGCATATAACGCAGGATATGAAGACAGAGGCTGCAACAGCATAAAGGATGCAGAGCAGTATTATTTAAACAAGTATAAACCAGTATAACATGAAAAAGCAGAGAAGAGACCCAAGACAAAGACTAGGTAGTTCAAGGAAAGACAAGGTAATGACAGTATCTATTCGGTTAACCAGACCGCAATACGAAGTACTTGTTGATAAATGCAAACAGGAAGATGTCACGCTTTCTAACTATATTCGTCTTACATTATTCAGACAATAAAAAGAAAGTTATGACAACTAAAATGCCACCATCAGTAGTAAAGGTAATTAAGCCAATAATACTTGACGATAACCATTTCTCTGTAAACATTAACATATTCCGTCCTGAGATGGATAGAGGCGAAACTACCACCAGATGGGAGATATATGCCTTTGTCAACCATAACTCAGGCAGGATGTGGGATGCCGCAGAAGCCCCTATACTGCACAAAAGATTAAAGGCAAAGCTCAAGTCAATGAAAGAGTTTGACGCAGAATACACTTACTATAAAACATTAGCAAATGAACTACACGAGTGATTTTGACCTGGACCTGTCAATAGGAATAGAAGGAGAACAGAAGCTTTTAGAAATGCTTACCATTAGCACAATAGAAGTTAAAACCGATTATCTAGCTGCAAAAACAGGTAATATAGCAGTAGAGTTTTACTCAAGGGGTTGGCCATCAGGAATAGCTGTTACAAAAGCCAAGCATTGGGCGTTCGTAATACCAGACAAAGGGGTGTTCATTATTGAAACAGATAGACTTAAGACGCTTGCAAGGAAATACTATAAGCTAAAACGTATTAAATTTGGTGGAGATAACAACTCTTCTCACCTTGTACTTATACCTATAACAGAACTATTTAATGACTGAACCATTAATCTATATTAAGTGCGATGATGTTCCTTCCAGCATGACGATAGGAAGTAAGAAATACTACCTTACCAATAATATCTTCTACGGAGGAGTACATTGGGCTATCAGAAAGAAGCTCGTAGAGCTATGCAAGTTTTACCTGATAAGTAAGATGAGAGTCTATAAGTCTATAGACGAAGACCAGTTCCCTGTAGAGATAGAGATAGTTTATCACTCACCTAAACATACTTTTGATATAGACAATAAAGCTGGATATTGGCTCAAAGTGCTGTTAGATTTGATTAAACAGAAAGGGATAGTTCCTGATGACAATGTAAAGTTCATATCCTCCATTAAGTCCTCATACGTTAGACTTCCATTAAAGTCAGAAGATATACTTGAAATCTATATTACTCAGCACTCTCCTTCTTGATGACATCAAGCTGCGCCAGCATCTCAACAAAGTACTCGGTAGACTTGTCAAGCATATACATACACCTTTCCATTATACGCTGCTTAATCTGCTTCTCATGCTTCGTCATAGCATCCATTGGCTCCAGGTTAGCAAGTGTTTCATTGGCTACCATGTTGGCATTATAGAACAAGTCTATCTCTTCATCCAAACCCCATTCAGGGGATTCACTATCATCAAACATAAGACGTTATTTAGGTGAACTTGATAATATTAGCCTTCTCTGCTTGATGTTGGTATCTGTAGTCCTTTTTCTTGCTGTAGCTCCGCAGTTAGTACACCTGTAAGTAGCATATAGATTTACTGTCGTATAATACTTCTTACCCTGCTCCTCCAACTTATTAGAACCACAAGAAGGACACCTGCACTCTTTCTCGTCAAGTATAAACAACCCTGTGTTCGGATGAGGTTTTATCCAAGGCCTTAACCTTAAATAAGTATCCTCCAGTATCCTAACGTCATTGATGTTATACTCCTCCATCTTCTGTAAGGCTTTCTCGTCACCAATATAACACTTATCCCATAATTCAAAGCCATCTGTTTTCACTTTTCTTGGTAACTCAAGTATCCTGTTGACAAAGTCTAACTTATTGGAAGTGAATGCAAACTGACGTTTTATATGCTTTAAAGTGTCTATAGATTGATATGGTAATGGAGGATTTAATTTATGTACTATAAACCTTGTATTTAGTCTAGGCAGGTCGAACTTATCTCCGTTATGGGCGATGACTATATCTGCCTCATTAAGCATCTGCCATATACCTTTCACAATGCGTTTATCGTCTTGTTTTAGGGCTTCTTTTCCTGTGAGTTTAGCTGAGTACACCTTGTCTTCAAACAGCCATTTAGCAGCCCATGTCATCATAAACCAATCCTGACCTATCTGGTCGATGGATATGTTCTGATTCCATATACCCCACACCTTAGCTCTGATAGGAGCTGTTTCGATATCAAGTATCAGAATCTTTGCCCCTGTCTCTACTTCGTCTTTAAATGGCTTGTAGTTGTTCATGTTGTAGGTCAATGGTTTCCTTGTTTCTTCTATAGTACTTCTATTCCTTGTCTTTTTGCTGCTATGACCTCTGTAATATCTTACATAATCACGAGCCTTTTCAATACTATTGAATAAATCCCTGTTCTCCTCAAACATCTTCCTGGCAAGAGTAAGGTCAGGCAGTTTTGGGTTAGCTTTGCAATAGTCTACAGCAAGCGTACCTTTTATGGTTTTAGCCATTATATATATTTAGAAGCCTCTGAGGGATTCGAACCCTCACCTCCTTGCCTTGTGCAAGGTTCCTACCCGTGCTCATATTCATTTTGAGTTAGACGAAGAGGCCTACCTGCAAACTTTTACTTCGTCAGTGGGCGTTGCCAACCCATCCTACCTTACGATTAGGCTCTCGTTTACTAGACTCCCTTGTGGAGTGAGAGGAACTACGACCCCTTGTACTTCGGGGACATCATCTTCAAATATCTTTGTATTCTTCCTTAGCATCAAAGCAAGGGCAAGCCTTTGAAACACCTGGGAAATCGGTATGTCCTTGGATGACGGGGAATGTTCTCTGCTTTAGTGCTACCTCGTTCCTTACCTTCTTAATAGTTTCTATTAAAGCTACTTTCTGAGCCTCTGTTCTGTTATCTACTGGTTTACCTTGCTTATCAACTCCACCTATGTAAGAGATGTGTATTGACCTGGTATTGTAACCTGCTACACCATTTGTAGGGTTCTCTATATCCGACAGCTTAGTAACACCTCCGTTGGCCTCGACAATAAAATGATACCCTACATTCTTCCACTTCAGCACATTCTTCCAGTGGTTCTTAATAGACTCAATCTTAGTCGTCTGAGGCGTAGCTGTACAATGAATAACGATGTAGTCAATCTTTCTCATTGGTCTTTTTTACTTTTAAAAAGATTTATAAGTATCATCACTAGCCAAAATACAAAAAGAATCAATAGATTCCTCGTGCCTTCTGTAGTAAATATAACCATACAAATCCAGATATTAAAGCAATTACAAGATAAATTATTCTTAATACCCAGAAGTTGACTCTGTTTCCTACTGCCTTATCTATTATACTATTAGTCGTCTTAGATATGTAATCTATTTTTAACCCTCTCAGCATATTGAGTAACGGGTCATATATTACCCCTCTTACGAATGCAAAGTATATTATATAACAAAATACGTCCTGCGGCCATATCTCATCGTAGTAATCTACGCTCAAAGCTAAACAAGCTCCAAGCATACAGAATCCTATCGTGTACGTCCAAAGCTTATTTATATTATATACCTTACCTTTCGATAGATTTATTCTAATCGCCTCAATTATTGCGGAGATTATTGTCGCAAATATGGGATATATCAGCGTCATTTTCCTAGCCAAATATCGTAATGGTCAGGCCAAAGTATAACCCAAAAGAAAAAGCTTCCCAATATTAGCCAAATAATAGCAAACTGAAACCATCCCGTCTTCACAAATGGAATATTGGCATCGGATTTTACCCATTTGTATCCGTTATTAAACCCTAATGGCTGTTTTACCAAACTACCTGACTTAGATGCTTTATATGCCATGTAAAGCATAGGTATAACAGGAAGATAGCAGAAGGCTAAAGCAATCCACATATCGTAGTTATTGGAATTTATCATACTAAATGTTTTACCAAAGATACTACTCTCTTTCTAAACATCCAAGCAGTAGAAGCTACAATAACCACCCAAAGCCAGTTGTTTTGCTTATTTAATTTGTTATTGGCGGCTGTAAGTTTGTTAATCATTGTCACATTATTTTGAATAGTTGTGACAAAACTCTTTGTTATTTTATCACAGGAGTCTTTCGCTGCCTGTAATTTAGCTGTGCTTTCCTGTGTCTTTAAGATAATCTTAGTATTGGTTTTTGCAGGTAATGTCTTTATGACCTCTTTAATGCTGTCTATAAAAATAGTGTCACATCCTGCATAAAGAAGGCTGTCAATCTTTATGTTTAATCTGTTGTACTCTTCTTGATATGCGTTAAGCACATTAGAATCAACAGTATACAAGGTATCAATTGTTTCCTTAATTGGAAACCTTTCAGCGCATTGAACAGCTGTCTCTTCAGGCAGCTTATCCATTAGCTTTTTAAGTTTTTTAGGTGTTGCACATGAAGACAACAGCACTAAAACAATTAAGTATTTATACATATTAAAAAAATGAAAGTACAATCCCGACCATGCCGCCTGCTATTGTGTATACGGCATCCCTGTAATCAAACTTACCATAATCCATCAAGTCCTTCAGTTCTTTCACTACAGCAGCAACTGTTACCACACCTGATACCCACAAAGAGCAATATGATATTTCGATTGCTTTAAAAAACACCAATGCGGCTATGCTTATTGATACCCCTGCCCAAAAGTGCATCTCTTTATCATTCACCTTCATGCTTCTTATCTGTTTTGCTTGAGGAAAAGTAGAATCCCATAATTCCACCAAGAGCTGTACCTGTTATAAATCCAATCATTACGTTTACGGTATCGTGGTTCTCTTTTGGTATAGGGTTGTATATCAAAAGAAATAATGCTATAAATACCCCATAAACAATAGTAAGTGCTATTGTATTACGGATATCTGTTTTAGTGAGTCGTTTTAACCACTCTGGCATATTACTTCTTTTTAAATATATTCTTGATAAATTCAGATACTTTCTCCCAATGGGCTATAATTACGCTTAATGATGCAAGACAGCTAAGGATTACAGGTACGCTGCTGCTGCTAATTACAGCTAAGATGCTTCCTATCCACAGGCTTATAAGTTCTAACTTGTACGTCATTTCATAAAGTATTTCCTACAAAGTAAATATAAATCTGTAAAAGTTCTAAGCGTATTTCATCCACACTTTGCTTATCAATGCAGCATTATGTACTTTCTGTTATTGATACACCTGTCGGATGGGCGTTTCTTATTCCTGTTCCACCATCTCCACCCGAATAGTTTAACAGCCCAATATCTGAAAAACACCTGCCTTTTGCTTACTCCTGTAGCTATCATCCATCTTCTGAACTCCTCTTCCACCCACTTTCTTTCGTGGATGGTAAGGTAGTATAGTGCGTCGTGGACTAAGGCACTTGCTGCGTACATACCACTTTTAGGGAAGAATGGCTGTAATATCCAAGGTATGCTGTTCTCATCCCAGGTGAATCCCGGCTTTATCGTCATAGCTTGAGTATTGCCAAGTAGGAATGTTACCTCAGTGCATAGCTTTCTGTATCTGCCTTTTCTGCTATATACTGGCGTATCGCAGTATAGTATAGACTTGGTTAGTTTATCCTGTATGTTTAGGAAGGTTATCATTTCTTAAACGCCTCCATAAGCTCCCCAAGAATCTGAGGAGTGCAAAGGTTTTGCATCCTTACAGCTACAGGTGTAGTGCTTGAGGATAGTTCTGTAACGAATTGCGATGTGGTGAATAAGGCTGTTCCTGTTGTTCCATTATCGTACACAACACCATTTCTCACGTTTGCGGCTGTTGGCATAACGATTGTTCCCGCTAAGCTATTTCCTGCACCATATATTGTTCCACTTCTTACGTTATTAGCAGCAGGAGTGTTGGGCACTGTATCTGCTGAATATAGTGTTCTCGCCACACCACCACTTGTAAAGAATGCAGCAGATGTAGTGTTGTTCTTGTCAAGCCAAACAATAGGAGCATATATTGCCATCTTGCCATTATTGTTCACCATGTTGCCATTTAGATACACCTGACCATTTGCGTTGGTCATTGATACAGCCACCGATGTTG